CGTTAATGACGCTAATACAACTGTTACAAAAGAAAATAGTTATTTAGTTCCAGCTCTTGCTATAGGTATGTCTTTTGTAGCTGGCACATATTTAGCAGGCGGTGGTTTACAGTGTACATACGGCCCAATAAATGATAGAGCTTAATTATGTCAGGAGTTTCAAAATATACATATACAACATTAAAACAAGCAATTTTAGATTATACTGAAGTAGATGATACTGTTTTTACAACAACTGTTTTAGACGGTTTTATTATGTCTGCAGAAATGAGAATTAATCAAGAGCTTCCAATGGACCCAGATAGATTTGTTCAAGAAGGTACTTTAATTGCAGATGATAATACTATTAATGCACCTGCAGGAACTTTATTTATTAGAGGCATAGAGGTATTTAACTCAACAGCAAACACGACAGGCACTGGAACTTGGTTAGAAAAAAAAGATCAAACATATTTATCAGAATACACTGACAGATTAACAGGATCAGAAGGAGATTTAACAGCACAAGATGTTACAGGACTTCCTAAATATTATGCCATGTTTGGAGGAGCAACTAGTAATACTACAACTACTTCAGGAGGCATGTATTTAGCTCCTACTCCAGATGCAAACTATATGTTTAGAGTATATTATAATAAATATCCTACAGGATTAGGTTCTGGATCAGATGGGACAGCAGAAACTTATTTAAGCACATATTTTCCACAAGGTCTTTTATATGCTTGTTTAGTAGAAGCGTTTGGATTTTTAAAAGGTCCAATAGATATGTTGACATACTATGAAAATAGATATAAAAATGCAGTACAACAGTTCGCAGGAATGCAACTGGGTAGACGAAGACGAGACGATTATACTGACGGCACAGTTAGAATACCAGTTAAGTCACCGTCTCCATAAATAAGGAGAAAAAATTATGGCAATAACATCGGCAATATGTAACAGTTTTAAAAACGAACTTATGACTGCGACACATAACTTTACTGCGTCTACAGGAAACGCTTTTAAAATTGCATTATACACAAGTTCAGCAACTTTAAGTGCATCTACTACAGCGTATTCAAGTTCAAATGAAATCACTAACTCTTCTGGATCTGCTTACACAGCAGGCGGAAAAGCTTTAACAAACATTACTCCGTCTTTAGATGGATCAACAGCTTGTGCTGATTTTAGTGACGTTAGTTTTACGTCAGCTTCTTTCACAGCTAATGGATGTTTGATTTATAATGACACAGCAACAGGTGATCCTGCAGTTTGTGCAGTAGCTTTTGGTGGAGACAAAACTGTTTCAAGTGGAACTTTTACTATTCAATTTCCTGCTAAAGCAGCAACAACAGCTATAGTAAGAATAGCATAAGGAGAAGATCCTTATGTCGGTAACCCGAACATTTACAGTAACGGTTGTTAGCACCGGCGGTGGAAATAAATATTTTATTGATGGCGTACAACAGCCTACAATAAATATTGCTGAGAATGGTACATACAAATTTGATCAATCAGATAGTTCAAATGGTAATCACCCTTTAAGATTTTCAACAACAAGTGATGGTACACATAGTGGTGGCTCTGAATACACAACAGGTGTAACTACTAACGGCACTCCTGGTCAAGCAGGAGCTTATACACAAATTACAGTCGCTGAAAGCGCACCCACTCTTTATTACTATTGTACAAATCACTCTGGAATGGGTGGTCAGGCAAACACTGTTGATGATAACACTTGGGGAATGTGGGCATGGGGCACTAATGAATGGGGTGATCAAGGTCCTATCGAAATAGCTTTAAGTGGTCAATCAGCAACTTCAGGTGTAGGAAGTATTACGGCTGCTCAAGAAATAACTGTATCTCTAACGGCTCCTTCAAATTTAACTTCTTCACTTGGTTCTATAAATTTAGATTTAACTTCTCTAATAACTTTGACGGCCCCAAGTCAAATTACTTCTGAATTAGGTAGTTTTGATAATGCTGGTACATTAGTCGGTTGGGGTAGAAATGGTTGGGGTGAAGAGCCTTATGGAGATTCATTTAATAAATTAGTTCAACTAACAGGGTTAAGCGCAACATCTAGTGTTGGAGCTATTGCTCCTGCAGACGTTATAGGATTAACTGCACCCGGTGCTGCAACATCTAGTGTCGGAGCTATCTCTCCAGCAGATGTTATGGGATTAACAGGACAATCTGCAACAACAAGTGTTGGAGAATTTGTAATTGGAGAAGGAGCTCCATTAACAGGACAATCTGCAACAACAAGTGTCGGCGCAATAACTCCTGCTGATGTTGTAGGATTAACTGCACCTGCCGTAGCAACAGCAAGTGTTGGAAGTATAGAAGTAACCGAAGCACAAATATTTACACTTACTGCTTCGTCTGCTGCTACTTCTAGTGTAGGTTCTATAATTATTGGAATAGGAGTTCCTTTAACTGCGCCAGCTAATATGGCTTCTGCAGTAGGATCAATAACTCCTGCGGACACTGCTTTAGAGTTAACAGGACTTCAAACAACCGCAGAAATTGGTACAACAGGCTTTGGAGCATTAGCATACAAAGATATTGACATAACAGGGAATACATCTTATACAGATGTAACGCACGTAGCTTAGGAGAAAAATTTATGGCATCAACTTATTCAGATCTAGGAATAGAACTAATGGCAACCGGCGAAAACGCTGGTACTTGGGGAACAAAAACAAACGCTAATTTAAATCTTATAGAGCAACTTACAGGTGGTCACCTAGAAGTATCTATTGCCGGTGGTGCAGGAACTACAACTTTAGATATAGATGACGGTGCTTTAACAGGTACTGCTCAACAAAGAATTTTAGACTTAACAGGATCAATTTCTGGAAACAGAATTGTAGCATTCCCTTTACTTACAGAAAATTTTTATTTTATAAAAAATAGCACATCAGGTGCTTATACAGTTCAATTAAAAGCTGTATCTGGTTCTGGTGCAACTGTTACTTTTGCAACAACTGATAAAGGTTGGAAAATTATTTATCTTGATGGTGTTGCAACTAACACAGGTGTGTATGAAATTTCACCAGTAAATGCTACACTTACTGCGATAGGTGCTTTAGCTGTAACTGATAGTAATATAATTGTTGGTAATGGATCTACTTGGGTTGCAGAAAGCGGAGCTACTGCTAGAACTTCTCTTGGGGTATCTATTGGAAGTGACGTACAAGCGTATGATGCACAATTAGCAGATGTTGCAGGTTTAGCTGTAACTAATGGTAATTTTATTGTTGGTAATGGTTCAAATTTTGTTGCAGAGTCTGGAGCAACTGCAAGAGCTTCTTTAGCACTAGATACAGGTAACGATGTTCAATTTGATTCATTTGGTGTAGGTACTGGAGCGTCAGGCACAACAGGAGAAATAAGAGCAACTAATGATGTTACTGCTTTTTATTCTTCAGACGTTGCACTTAAAGAAAATATTACAAATATTCCAGATCCAATAGAAGCTGTAAAAAAATTAAACGGTGTTTTATTTGATTGGAAAAAAGAATACATAGATAAAAGAGGTGGCGAAGATGGTTACTTTGTTAGAAAAAAAGACGTAGGTGTAATTGCTCAAGATGTAGAAAAAGTTTTACCAGAGGCTGTTGCTCAAAGACCAGACGGAATAAAAGCTGTCAAATACGACAGATTAACGTGTTTACTTATTGAGGCAGTAAAAAAACTTTCAGAGCAAGTAGAAGTTTTAAGTAAGAAGGAGAGTTAACATGTCTGTCCCTAATACCAATACAAGTTTAGCAGATATTCAAACAGAATATGGTGGTTCAAACCCAATTGAAATTAGCGAATATTATTCAAACGGACCGTTAGTTCCTTCTGCTGCCCCAGCACCTAATGGACCTATTCCTTCAAGCGGACAAATATCTATTGGACAATTTAGAGGATCAGAAAATTTAAGTTTTATACAAGCAACAGGTGGAACTGTTACTACTTCAGGAGATTTCAAAATTCATACATTTACAGGTGGAGGTACTTTCTGTGTTTCTGCTGTTGGTACTCAACCAGCATGTAACGTAGTTGATTTTTTAGTTGTCGCTGGTGGTGGAAGCGGTGGTGGCCCCTCTAATTTTGGAGGCGGAGGCGGAGGCGGAGGATTTAGAGAATCACCCGGCTCTAAAGGAGGTGGATACTCAACTTCACCTAAAGCTGGTGGATCTGCACTACCTGTTTCTGCACAAGGTTATCCTATATCAGTTGGTGGAGGCGGAAGTAATTCATCTTTTTCATCTATAACTTCAGCACGGGGTGGAAGCGGAGGATCAGCAAACTTTGATCCAGGAAACCCTGGCGGATCTGGAGGAGGTGGACGGAGAAACACAGGAGGAAGTGGAAACCAACCACCAGTAAGTCCTCCTCAAGGAAATAATGGAGGAAATGGACCTCCCAATCCTGATAGTACATTATACGGATCATCTGGAGGCGGAGCTACCGGATCCGGTGGTAACGCAAATGCCGCAGGAGGCAGTGGCGCAACAACATCAGCACCAGGATCAGGTACTACTTTTTCAGTAGGAGGACATAGCGCAGCCCCAGGAGCAACTACACCAACACCTGCAAATTCAGCAAATGGAGGAACAAAAAGTGGTGGAGGTGCATCAGGTATAGTAGTAATAAGATACAAGTATCAATCGAGTTAAAAAATTATGGCACATTTTGCAAAAATATCAGAAGAGAACGAAGTTATAACAGTCCTTGTAATTAATAATAAAGACGTTCAAAATGAACAAGGAGAGGAAGTTGAATCTGTTGGTAAAAATTTTTGTCAGACAACATATAATTGGCCTGCAAACTTATGGGTACAATGTTCTTATAATACTAAACAAGGAGTCCATCAATTAGGAGGAACTCCTTTAAGAGGCAACTATCCAACAACAGGTTGGATTTGGGATTCTGGAGATCAAATTTTTTTACCACCGAAACCATATACATCTTGGGTAAAAAATATTAGTGAAGCTAGGTGGCAATCTCCGATAGGGGATGAACCTGCAATAGCAACAGAACAACAGACACAAAATGATGCAGGCACTAATTATTGGTACCATGAATGGAATGATGCTGACCAACAATGGGATCTAACGGACGCTTTAAATAATATCTAAATCTAATATTGCGTTAAAATAATACTTAATGTAATATTAATTAAATGAAAAAGAAAGTATTAAGTGAGACAGCCATATATTATAGCAATTTAAAAATGCCAGCAGGGTTTGAAATAAACTCAACTAAATTATGTGAAGACATATTTAAATATACTTTTTCAAATGGTAATTTTAATTTTTCAATAGAGTGGGAAAAACTTAATAATTATATAAAAGATTTTTTTTCATTAAAAAATAAAATACTTTTAATAGATAAGGATTCTAGAGGAAACATTTATTATCCCAATCAAACTTCACAACCTATTTGTGACATCGACCCAGTTGATTTAAGAAACTCACCTGATTATACAATGCTGTATGGAGCTCACACAAAAGATTGTTACATTAAAATTTATTATGATGACAACAGAAGAAAAGGTAGAGATTGGACAATAAAGTTAGAAAAAAATAAATTTATTATTTTTCCATCCACTAACAAATACATAGTTTTAAATCATCAAAAACAATTATTAAATTTTATACAAACAATTACTTATGAAAGTATCTAATCATGAAAAGCTATAAGCGTTGTATAATTCACAAACAATTAAAAGAAAAAGATATAGATAAATTTTTAAAACTTTTAGAATATTATAAAAAAAAATTATCAGATTATAATGCAACAAAAAATAAAACAGTTCATTCTGTTAACGCTTTTCACACAGGTAATATTTTGCAATTTGAAAAATTTAAAAAATATGCACAATTAATTAAACCACATATACCTTATACTCAAAAATTAAATATATTTCATATTCATTTATTACATTTTTATAATAAAGGATATGAGGGAGCACATGATCATCAGACTACAGAAGATTTTTCTTTTATAGCCTATCTTCAAAATTCTGAAGATGGACACACTTGTTTTAAAATCAATAATGATATTATAAAAATAAAACCAGAAAAAGGTAAATTAATTTTTTTTCCAAGTAACATATGGCATTGGGGAGAAGCAAGTTCTGGAAATAAAAAATTAGCTGTTGGAGCATTAAAAATAAAATGAAATTAAAAGAACCTGCTAAAATCTGGTGTTTTAAATCTGTCCTACCTTTAAAATTTTGTGATGATGTAATAAAAGCTGGTTTAGCTAAAAAAGAAATGATGGCCAGAACAGGTGGTTTTGAAGAAGCAGAATTATCAAAAGAACAAATTAAATCTATTAAAAATATAAGAGATTGCAATATTTCTTGGCTTAATGAAAATTGGATTTATAAGGAACTACATCCTTTTGTAAGAATAGCTAATACAAAAGCAGGTTGGAATTTTCAATGGGATTTTTCAGAAAACGCTCAATTTACTAAATACAAATTAAATCAATATTATGATTGGCATTCAGATGATTGGAAAAAACCATACGATAATCCAAATTCTCCTCAACACAACAAAATTAGAAAATTATCTATGACATGCCAACTTACTGACGGTTCTGAATATGAAGGAGGTGAACTAGAATTTGATTTTAGAAATTATGATCCTGCGCTAAGAGACGAGTCAAAACATGTAGTGCAAACAAAAGAGATATTACCAAAAGGATCTATTATTATTTTTCCCTCAAATACATGGCATAGAGTTAAACCCGTTACTGCTGGAATTAGGTACAGTCTTGTAATGTGGCACTTAGGAGATCCTTTTAGATAATTTAATATAATGGAATTTAATAAAAATATAAAACACAAAATAATTGATAATTTTTTAAAAAAAGAAACTTATGATTATTTTTCTAGTTTTTTAAAATCAGGTGTAGTGCCGTGGTACTATCACCCTATCGATACAACAATGGGTGTAACTAAAAATAAAAATGGTTTTTTTTCTTTTTGTTTTTACAATGACTATAAACCTGATGACAAATCTTTTTATGAATTTATGCCTCACTTTATTAAAGGTTTAAATGCAAAAGCTTTTATACAAATAAGAGCTAATCTAACTTTTAGAGACAAAGATACTTTAGAATCCGCCTTCCATATCGATAATTTTTGTGATACATCAACTACAGGAATATTTTATATGACCACGTGCAATGCTAAAACAGTTTTAAAATATCCTAAAAATAATATTTTTATAGAAAGCATAGAAAACAGGATGTTATTATTTCCAACAAAAATGAAACATAAAGTAATTTACCACACTGATGTACATAAAAGGTATGTAGTTAACTTTAATTTTTTTAATAACAATTAATAATATATGCAAGCTAGTAATTATTTTTCAACAACTGTATGGTTTGATTACAAACCAGAATTTTTAGATTCTCTTAATAAAGTTTCTAACAAATATATTAAAGATGCTAAAAAATCTAAAAAAGAATATATAAAAAAATATGGAGATTTTGGAACTAGTTTTCATTCTACTGCTTTAATAGGGGACACTAAATTTTTAGACTTTAAAAAATATGTTGGTGAAAAATCTTGGCAGTTTTTAGATGCACAAGGTTTTGATATGTTACATTATCAAACTATATTTTCAGAAATGTGGGTTCAGGAATTTGCTAAAAAAGGTGGGGGGCATCATTCTGCACACATGCATTGGAACCAACATGTTTCAGGTTTTTATTTTTTAAAATGCAGTGATAAAACATCGTACCCTATTTTTCATGAACCAAGAACCGGGGCACGTGCAACTAAATTAAAAATGAAACCAGAACAAGGAATGGTATGGCCTGTAGCAGACAAAGTAAGTTTTACACCTAAACCAGGAACGATAATGATATTTCCAGGATACATAGAACATGAATTTGCTGTAGATTTAGGTATAGAACCATTTAGATTTATACATTGGAACATACAAGCGGTGCCAAAAGAGATGGCTAAAGATGTTTAAAAAGAAAAAGTATACAGTTATCCGTCAAGCAATATCAAAAGATTTAGCAACTTTTGTTGCAAATTATTTTAGTATGCAGAAACAAGTCTATGATACTTGTAGACAAGCTAGGTACATTTCACCCTTTGAAAATATTATAGGAAGCTATGATGATACACAAATACCAAATACATACAGTCAGTATTCTAATATAGCTATGGAAACTTTAATGTTAAAATGCCAACCAGAAATGGAAAAAGTAACAGGTCTTAAATTATATCCGGCTTACACTTATGCAAGAATTTATAAAAAAGGTGACGAACTTAAAAGACACAAAGACAGGTTTAGTTGTGAGATATCTACCACTATGAACCTTGGTGGAGATGCATGGCCTATATACTTAGAACCCTCTGGAGAAAAAAATAAAAAAGGTGTTAAGGTAGATTTAAAACAAGGGGATATGTTGGTGTATTCTGGGTGTGAGTTGGAACATTGGAGAAATAAATTTAAGGGTAACGAGTGCGTACAAGTTTTTTTACATTATAATAATACTAAAACAAAAGGCGCTAAAAAAAACATGTTTGACAAGCGACCACATATAGGTCTTCCTTCTTGGTTTAAAAAGTAACGCTCTGAAAAATTTTATAAATTATTTATCAGACTCTGTATTAGCAACTCCAGAACAACGAAAAAAAGAAATTTGGGACGTAGAAGGTAGGCTAAAAAACGGCAACCAAACTTTTAAATTTGATATTCGACCACTTAAAACTGTCAATAATAAAGCTGAAAAAACAGGTTACTTTAAATCAAAATCTGATAAGATGGTGTTTGAAACAATCAGCCAATGGATTATATTTGATACTGAAGAGTTAAATGAGTACGTTAAATCTATGGATAAAAGAGATTTTAACCTAGATGAATTGCTAGATAATTTGTCTTGGAATTTAATAATTGATAAAGTAAAGTAGAATTATGCTACAAAAATTAGGATTTGCGCCAGGATTTAACAAACAAGTCACAGAAACAGGGGCCGAAGGGCAATGGTTTGATGGTGATAACGTACGTTTTAGATACGGTAGTCCTGAAAAAATAGGTGGTTGGAGTCAAGTAGGAACCAGTAAATTAACAGGTGCTACAAGAGCTATACATCATTGGGAAAACAATGATTCTATTAAATATGCTGCTATAGGAACCAATAGAATTTTATATGTTCTTCAAGGGGATGTTTATTACGACATTCATCCTATTAGAACAACTTTAACAGGAGCCAATTTTACTTCTACGGCTTCGTCAGCTTCGGTTACTGTTACATGTAGCGGGACTCATGGATTAATAGAAGACGACATTGTTTTATTTGATAGTGTAACTGGTTTATCAGGATCTACTTTTACTAACGCTTCATTTGAAGATTTAAAGTTTATGGTTACGTCAGTTCCTACTGCCAATACATTTACAGTAACTATGGGTACTGTAGAAGCGGGAACTCCCGTAACTACCAGCGGATCAGCTTCTGTTCTTTGTTATTACAATGTTGGTCCCTCTCAACAACTAGGTGGTTTTGGATGGGGAACTGCAAATTTTGGTGGTCAAGCTAACGGTCCTGCAACTACAACTTTGGCTTCTACTATAAACGATGCCGTAACCGACATTCCTTTAACTAATTCTTCGGCCTTTCCTTCTTCCGGAGAAATAAGAATTGGATCAGAAGACATTAGTTACACAGCTAACAACACAGGTACAAATACTTTAAGCGGAGGAGCTAGAGAAGTAAACGGCACAACAAAAGCAGCGCACAGCGGCGGCGCAACTGTTACAAATATTTCTGACTTTGTTGCGTGGGGAGATGCATCTGGTGCAGATTTTACTATCTCTCCAGGTCTATGGGTTTTAGATAATTTCGGTACAAAGCTTATTGCATTAATTTATAACGGTCCTGTTTTTGAATGGGATGGAGCTCCATCAAATGCAACAGATACTAGAGCAACTATTATACCAAACGCTCCAACAAAATCACGACATGTATTGGTATCAACTCCAGACAGGCACCTAGTATTTTTTGGAACAGAAACAACTGTAGGAGCCAACACTACACAAGACGATATGTTTATAAGATTTTCAGATCAAGAAAGTATTGATCAAACAGATTCTTATACTGTAACTGCAAACAATACTGCGGGTACACAAAGACTTGCAGATGGGTCTAGAATTATGGGAGCTATTAAAGGTAGAGATGCAATTTATGTTTGGACAGACACCGCATTATTTTTAATGCAGTTTGTTGGAGCACCTTTTACATTTTCTTTTCAACAAGTGGGGACAAACTGTGGATTAATTGGTAAAAATGCATGTATCGAAGTTGATGGTTCAGCTTACTGGATGTCAGAAAATGGGTTCTTTACATATGATGGTCAATTAAGATCTATGCCATGTTTAGTTGAAGACTTTGTTTTTGATGATTTAAATACAACAGCAAGGGATCTTATTAATGCAGGTTTAAATAATTTGTTTGGAGAAATAACTTGGTTTTACTGTAACAGTGGGTCAAATGTTGTAAACAGACAAGTTACGTATAATTATTTAGACTCAACATCAAAACAACCTATATGGACTACTGGAAGTTTAGCAAGAACTGCTTGGCAAGATTCAGCTGTATTTAATTTACCAAACGCAGCTTATTATACTACGGATGATAATGTTTCATTTGATGTAATTGGTAACACAGACGGGATTACTATATACTATGAACAGGAAACAGGGACCGATCAAGTTGATGCTGGTGGTTCTGTTACTGCAATACTTGCTAATATTATTTCAGGTGATTTTGATATTACCCAACGTAGAAGTAACACAGGACAAACTGTAGGAATGCCTGATATTAGAGGTGATGGAGAATTTATAATGAGAATTAGTAGATTTATACCAGATTTTATTGATCAGACAGGAAGCACAGCAATTAAATTTAAAACAAGAATTTATCCAAATAGCGCACAAGTTACAAATAGTTTTACTTGTACTTCAAGTACAACTAAAAAAGACATACGTGTAAGAGCTAGACAGGTTGCATTAGAGGTAGCAAACACTGCTGTCGGAGAGGATTGGAAACTAGGAACATTTAGATTAGATATACATCCAGGAGGAAGAAGGTAATGGCTACAGATTCAAAAATATCACAACTTATTTCAAAAGGAATTGGTTTTATACCTGGCATAGGAACGCTAGCACAAATTGGAAGTTTTGCATCGGGTATGTTGCCTGAAAACAGAAGAGCAATAATGGAAAATCAATTAGGCACTCAAGGTGTTGCGGTAAACGACATTGGTCAAATTATGGTGGCACCAGGTGGACAGTATAATACACCAGAAGGAATTATGGCTGGATATAATGCTAATAAAATTACGGATGAAACTTTTACTGGTAGACAAAAAAATATTGGAGAAACATTAAAAAAAAAATATAAGTTAAATCAAGATCAAATAGATGGTTTAATTAGTGGAGAGTTAACTGAAAAAGATTTTACAGATAGCAAATACTATATGAAAGGAACGGATAAACAAACTAATTTAATTACAAATTTAATAAACATAGAAAAATCTAGAAAAAACTTTGCTGATACTACTGGCACAACGGATCAAATTATAGATACTAGAAACCAAAATAATATACCAGAATACGAAGGGACAGTAACATCTGCTCCTGATTTACAAACTCCTAATCAAGATCAAGATAGATTTGATGGTAGTCAAGATGCACGTTCTCAAGATGCAAGTTCTCAAAATCAAGAGTCTCAAGAAAATGCTGCATATGATTATGCCGGAGGCGGTAGAGCTGGATATTTTTTTGGTGGTAGAGTAAATTATAAACAAGGCGGTAGAATTAAATTTAACATGGGTGGCGCACAATTTGGAGCTGCAAATGAAGGTGAAGATATTTCACCTGGCACAGATTCTGGTGGTACTTTTAGAGGTGGTGGTGACGATAACGATAACGATAACGATAATGATAATGATAATAACAATGTTCCTATAAATGTTTCAACTATAACAAAATCAATAGGTGACTATGAAGTTCCATACGGCCTTGAAGCATTACTGGCAAACAAAGGAAAATTTCAAACTGTTTTAAATGCTGATGATGTATTAAATAAAAATTTAGGTTTAGATCTTACATATGATCAAGGTCCTTATCAAGTAGGTTTTAATGCAGACATGGAAGGAAATAAAAATTTAAATTTAAATTATAATAAAGGTAACTTAAGTGCTTATGCTAACACTGATTTTGATAATCGTAATTTAGGTATTAAATATAGTTTTGCACATGGGGGACTAGCAAGTATTTTATAATGGCAAAAATTGTACAATCATTAACTAGAGCTGCAGAAGATTACAACCAGTCTAATCTACAATCATTAGTTAGAGATTTAGATTCAGTAATTACAAAATTAAATACTTCTTTTCAAGAAGAGGTAAAACAAGAGATAGAAGCTAAAAGTTTCTTTTTAGAATAATGGCAGTAGTAAACCAATATAAATTTAAAGGTATAGACAACGATACAACAGGAAATGCGTTAGTTCCACTAGGAACTGGCAATCCTTTAGTTAGCGAAACATATATTATAAAATCTATTCTTGTTACATCTGCTGGTACACCGGTTGTTACTGTTACTAATAACAGTATTACAGCTATTAAATCTATAGCATTAACAGCTAATCAAACAAAAGAGTTATTGACTCAACCATTAATAATAGAAGGTGGAAAAACCTTTACAGTACAATCAAGCACAACAGATTCGTTTGACGTAAGCATCAGTTATTTAAACATTAAAAAAGGAGAAATAGACTAATGAAAATTATAGAACCTACAAAAGTAGAAACAGTATATAGACATAAAAAAACAGGCGAGGTTTTTAAGGAAAGAAAAGACTGGGAAAGCAAAGGTTTTAAAAATGAAGACATGGCACAAGACGTAAAAGTATTTATGCCACCTCTTGATTTAATGAGCAAAACCAAGTAAACATAGGAATTAAGGTAAATTTATGGCTATATCTAGAATGCAAGAACCCCAACAAATACAATCAGGAATAGGTTCCTTACAGGACCCTAGACAAAAGTATTTCTTAGGTAAACTTGTAAAGAAAGCT